CAAAGTGCTGACGGCGGAAGGCGCGACAGAGATCGACTGCGTGGTCGTCCACATCGAGAACCCGCAGGAAGAAAAGGCGCTGAACATTGCGCTCAATAAGGCGGTCGGCGAATGGGAGCCTGTCGCCCTGGCGGATCTGCTCAACGATCTGAAGCTTAGCGGCTATGACGTGGATGCCACCGGCTTTGACGCGGCTGAAATCGACGATCTGTTCAGTAAGGTTCACGATAAGGACGTAAAGGACGACGACTGCGATATTGACCCGGAGCAGGTGGAGCCCTTCGTTCAGCCCGGCGATATCTGGCTGCTGGGCAAGCATCGGATGATGTGCGGCGACTCCACCAGCGAAGCAGACGTGGCGCGCCTCATGGACGGCGACAAGGCCAACCTCGTCGTGACAGACCCGCCCTATAACGTAGCCTATGAGAGTGCGGACGGAAAAAAGATCCAGAACGACAGCATGGCGGACGGGCAGTTCTATGAATTCCTGCTGGCGGCGTTCCGCAATATGGCCGCGCATATGGCCGAGGGCGGCAGCGCCTATATTTTTCACGCAGACACGGAAGGGCTGAACTTCCGGCGTGCGTTTAAGGAAGCCGGTTTTCATATCAGCGGCGTGTGCATCTGGGTGAAGAATTCGCTGGTGCTGGGCAGAAGCCCCTATCAGTGGCAGCATGAGCCGGTACTGTTCGGCTGGCTGCCCAACGGGAAGCACCGCTGGTTCGCGGATCGCAAGCAGTCCACCATCTGGAATTTCGATAAACCCAAGCGCAGCAAGGAGCACCCCACCATGAAGCCCATTCCGCTGCTGGCGTACCCCATTAAAAACAGCTCCGCGCCCAACAGCATCGTACTGGATCTGTTCGGCGGCAGCGGCAGCACGCTCATGGCCTGCGAACAGACCGACCGCATCTGCCGAACCATGGAGCTGGATCCGAAGTACGCCACAGCCATAGTAATGAGGTTCGCAAACGAGTATGGAACGGAGAATATCCGGCTGCTGCGGAACGGAGAGGAACTGTCCTATGACGCGGTTGCTCCGCAGAATAGTGAACACGAATAATCAAATTGCTCTAAAAGCGTGGAAGGGAGGCGATTCTTATGGCGATGGCAGGCAGAAAGCCGAAGCCTACGGCGCTGAAGGTGCTGGAAGGCGACCGTGGCAAGGGGCGGCGACCGCTCAACGAGCATGAGCCGATCCCGCCAAGGGGCGGCGTGAAATGCCCGTCGTGGCTGCTTCCCGAAGCGAAAAAGGAATGGAAGCGGCTGGCAGCTTCGCTGGAAGCCATGGGCGTACTGACCATGGCCGACCTGACCGCCTTCGCCGGATACTGCCAGGCGTATGCCCGGTGGCGCGAAGCTGAGGATTTCATCACCCAGCACGGCTCCATCTTCAAAACGCCCTCCGGGTATGTCCAGCAGGTGCCGCAGGTATCCATTGCCCAGCAGAATCTGAAAATCATGCAGTCCTTCGCCACGGAATTCGGTCTGACCCCGGCCTGCCGCGCCCGCATTGTCGCCAGCGGCGGCGCGGCAGAAAGCGACGCCGATCCCATGGCGCGGCTGCTGAAGGGCGGGTGGCAGGACGATGTTTGACGAGAAGAAAGCGCGGCGCGTCATCCGTTTTATTGAATGCCTGAAGCATACGAAGGGCGAATTTCACGGGAAACCCTTCAAGCTGCTGCCCTGGCAGGAAAAGATCATCCGCGACGTATTCGGCACGGTACGGGACGAAGATCCTTCCATGCGGCAGTACAATCAGGTGTATATCGAAATCGGCAAAAAAAACGGAAAATCCGAGCTGGGCGCGGCGCTGGCACTCAATATGCTCATTAACGATGACGAATGGAAGGCGGAGGTTTATTCCTGCGCCAGCGACCGTCAGCAGGCGGCCATCGTGTTTGACGTGGCGGTGGATATGGTCAAGCAAAATCCCACGCTGAGCAGGCTGATCAAGATCATCCCCTCCACCAAACGCATGGTCTATCAGCCCACGGGCAGCATTTATCAGGTGCTTTCCTCAGAGGTTGCAACCAAGCATGGCTTGAACGTTTCAGCCTGCATCTTTGATGAGCTTCACACGCAGCCCACGAGAGCCTTGTATGATGTAATGACTCAGGGCAGCGGCGATGCCAGGAAACAGCCCTTGTGGTTTTTCCTGACCACTGCCGGCACCGACCGCAATTCCGTCTGCTGGGAAGTACATCAGAAAGCGCTGGATATTCTGGAAGGACGCAAGCACGATCCGCGCTTTTACCCCGTGGTTTACGGGCTTTCCGACGATGCAGACTGGCAGGACGAACAGAACTGGTACAAGTGCAATCCATCGCTGGGCTATACGATCACCATCGATAAAGTAAGGGACGCCTATCATAAAGCGCTGGAAACGCCTGCGGATGAGAATATGTTCCGTCAGTTGAGACTGAACCAGTGGGTCAAGCAGAGCATTCGCTGGATGCCTATGGACAAATGGGATGAGTGCGGCGGGAACATTGACCCGTATGAGCTGGAAGGACGCGCCTGCTATGCCGGGCTGGATCTGTCTTCCACCTCCGACCTGACGACGCTGGTGCTGGTTTTTCCTCCGCGGGACGAGAACGAATCCTATATGGTGCTGCCCTTTTTCTGGCTGCCGGAGGACACGCTTGCATTGCGCGTTCGGCGGGATCATGTGATGTACGACCAGTGGGAACGACAGGGTTTCATTCAGACGACCGAAGGCAATGTCGTTCACTATGGTTTCATTGAAAAATTCATCTGCGAACTGGGCGAACGCTATAACATCCGCGAAATCGCCTATGATCGCTGGAACGCCACGATGATGGTGCAGGCATTGGAGGACGACGGCTTTACAATGATTCCCTTCGGACAGGGCTTCCGCGACATGTCGCCCCCAACGAAGGAATTGATGCGCATCGTACTGGAACACCGGCTCAATCACGGCGGGCATCCCGTACTGCGCTGGAATTTCGATAACGCCTATGTGCGCACCGATCCTGCCGGCAATCTGAAGCTGGACAAGGAAAAGTCCACCGAAAAGATCGACGGCGCGGTAGCACTGGTCATGGCGCTGGATCGCGCCATGAAGAATCAGAACGGCAGCGATTCCGTGTACGACGATCGCGGCTTATTGCTGCTATGAGGTGAGTAATATGCCGAGAACACCCAAGCGTCCCTGCCGTTATCCTGGCTGTCCCAATCTCTGCGAGAAGGGAATTTACTGCGAAGCTCACCGAAAAGAATGGAGCCAGGATGCCATTCGCGGCGGCGCAGCTGTCCGGGGCTACGACTCACATTGGCGAAAAGCGCGGAAGGCGTTTCTCTCCCGGCATCCACTGTGCGCCGAATGCCTGAAAAACGGTGTGCTGATGCCTGCAACCGTGGTCGACCATATTGTGCCCCATCGCGGCGACCGCGAGCTTTTCTGGAATGAACAAAACTGGCAGCCCCTTTGCAAGGACTGCCATGATCGAAAAACAGGTCAAGGAATGTAATCGCCGTCATTGGCGGATGCGCGCTTCCCACAGCGCCATCATCTGATCCGTCATGGCGTTCCACGAGGCGGAAAGCGATGCGCTTGTGCCGAGCACCTGGCTCCAGTTTTCCGCGCGTTTGTTCTGGAACAGCTCCGAAAACTGAATGGAATCGGCGCAGGCGCTCAGCGTGGGCAGCCACGCGTCCAGCTCTCCCGGCGCGGCGGTGAGCACGCGGACGTTCTGTCCCATCGTCATGGACAGATTGATGCCGTAGTTATATTCCAGCGAGGAAACGACGGCAGAGTATACGCCCTCCGTCTGCGTTCCGTTCGGCAGCGTCGCTTTGCCATAGAGAAGCGCGTTGTCTGCCTCCCCGCCGAGCGTCTCCAGAAGCTGGAACGAGCCGCCGAGCCCCTGATACCAGCCCTCGAAATAGCTCAGCGTAGTCGCTTCGGGCATCACAAAGAGCGTTTCGCCGCTGGCATTGTAATTCTGCGCCAGCGCTGCGCCCTCGGCGGACTGAAAGCCGGTTCCGCAAAGCTGGATGTAGATTTCCCGCTGCGGCTGCGCCGGGTCGTACACATCGATGATGTAGCTGATAAAGTCGCCGCCGGTCTGTACCGCCCAGCCCTTGGGAATCTGCATGGTGAAATAGCCGTCCGACTGTTCATAGGTTTCATATTCAGCGGTCGAAGCGCTCTCCGAAGCGGACGCCATCAGCGCCGTTTCTCCTTGCTTCTCCATGAGCGTCTGAAGATAGCCCTTCAGCAGATTCAGGTTTTCCACCTCGTACCGCTTTCCCTCCGAGGTGACCGCAATGCTGCCCTCGAAATTCAGCGTCTGCGTTCCGTCCGCCGTGTTGACCGCGACGGTCAGACCGTCATCCAGAACGCCCATATCGCTTTCTCCAGTGATGGAAAGCACCTGAATCAGCGCGCAGATGCCCTCGATGGTCTTTGAATCGGTTATGGTTGCTTCCTGTACGCCGCCCTCCGTGGAGAAGGAAAACTGAATGGACGTGATGGCGGAAGCGGGTTCATTGACGATGCTTTCATACTCCGGCCATGATACCTGTTCGGACTGCGCGTATGCCGCGCTGAAGCAGAAGAGCATGAGCAGCGCAAGGCTCAGGGAAAACCATCTTTTCATACGGAACGCCTCCTCTGGCAGAAAATTCACTTTTCAGAACTTGCTTTTATTATACCACAGAGCGGCGCTTCTTCATAGGAAAAAGATACGTAAACTCCATTACGCTTTCATCAAAGTTTTACAGGAGGTTGCCTGATGAAAAATCCATTCTCCCGTTTCTTCCGCGCGCGGGACAAGCCCGGCGCGACGGATTCCGTCAGCTCTGCGCCCACGTTTTATTTCGGTTCCAGTGCGGCGGGCAAATCTGTCACGGCGAGCACCGCCATTCAGATGAGCACGGTCTACGCCTGCGTGCGGGTGATTGCCGAAACCATTGCCAGTCTGCCGCTGCATGTGTATCAGAATCAGGGCGAAGGCAGCGTCAAGGCGCTGGATCATCCGCTCTACCCGATTCTGCACGACGAACCCAACAGCGAGATGACCTCCTTTGTCTGGAGGGAAACGATGCTTGCGCATCTGCTGCTCTGGGGCAATGCCTATTGCCAGATCATCCGCAGCGGGCGGAGTCAGATTCTCGGTTTGTATCCGCTGCTGCCGGATCACATGGAGGTAGACAGGGACAGCGCGGGTACGCTGACCTATACCTATTCTACCAGTGGCGGACAGACGGTGAAACTGCGTCCGGAAGACGTACTGCACATTCCGGGGCTGGGCTTTGACGGGATTATGGGCTACAGTCCCATCGCCCTCGAAAAGAATGCCATCGGTCTGGGACTGGCGGCTGAAGAGTACGGCAGCAAGTTTTTCTCCAACGGCGCACGGCCCAGCGGCATCCTGACCCATCCCAATACGGTGAAAGACCCGAAAAAGCTGCGGGACAGCTGGAACGCCGCTTACGGCGGCTCGAACAATTCCGGACGCGTGGCTGTGCTGGAAGAGAACATGTCCTATACACCCATCTCCATGCCAAATTCGGAGGCGCAGTTTCTGGAGACGCGCAAGTTTCAGGTATCGGAGATCTGTCGCATCTATCGTGTGCCGCCGCATATGGTGGGTGATCTGGAGCACGCGACGTTTTCGAACATCGAGCATCAGTCCATTTCGTTTGCCGTACACACCATTCGCCCCTGGGTCGTTCGACTGGAACAGGCCATGAACCGCGCGCTCTTTTCCGACAAGGAGAAGGGCATTTTTTATGTCCGTTTCAACATGGACGGTCTCATGCGGGGCGATTACAAATCCCGCATGGAGGGCTATGCCATTGGGCGGCAGAACGGATGGATGAGCGCGAATGACATCCGGGAACTGGAGAATATGAACCCCATCCCCGATGCGGACGGCGGAAACGAGTATCTGGTAAACGGAAACATGGTTCGAATCGCACAGGCAGCGCAGAACGGAGGCGAGCAGTCTGGAGCATAAGAAACTTACACTGGGCAGCCTTTTTGATGGCATCGGCGGATTTCCATTAGCCGGAAAAAAGGCGGGAATCGTACCCGTCTGGGCTTCGGAGATTGAGCCGTTTCCCGTTCGCGTGACGGAAAAACGGCTGCCCGAAATGAAACACTACGGAGACGTGCATGGACTGAACGGCGCTGATCTGGAGCCGGTGGATATTATCACCTTCGGCTCGCCCTGTCAGGATCTTTCCATCGCGGGAAAGCGTTCCGGACTGGGCGGCAGCCGTTCCGGTCTTTTCTATGAAGCCGTGCGCGTCATTACTGAAATGAGGAAAAGTACGAATGGAAAATATCCAAGATGGGCGGTGTGGGAGAATGTGCCAGGCGCCCTGTCCTCTCAGCATGGGCAGGATTTCCGCCTCGTCCTCGAAAGCCTCGTCCGCATCAAAGACCCCGCGGCAGATGTTCCTCTGCCG